AGACTGTTAATCTCCTCATCGGTTACATTAGGTTGCATTTTAGATTATGGTTTAGGCGGGGTCAGGGGTAATTGATTGAAAAATGTGTTGATGTTGTTGATTTCCTTTTCCCCGGGTGATGTGTTTGTCTCAGAAACCTCTACATTTGACCCAGTAGCCTCTGCGCCCACTCCAACGGTGGCATTGTATTCTTTAATTCGTGCCTCGATATCCTTCTTGAATTCTTCTGCCGCAGCCAAGGCGGTTTCTTTTCTGGTAGATATCCCGGTAGGAATCAAGTATTTCTTTGCTGCGTCCACTTCTCCCTCTCTTGCTACCGAGCTTGGATCAACCGTTTTAGCGTAAGCAATGGCCATCTGGTAGGGAAGCTGTCCTAGCTTCGCCGCACCTTTTGAATCATATATCTCAAAGGTTCCATATTTATTGAGGGTGGCGATTAGCTCATCTGCATAACGCAATGCTGCTTTGGAGTTTTGCTCAAAAGAGACATCACTCGCTGTCTTCTTTGGGGTGGTAGAAGTCTTGGCAAGGGTCTGTGTGCCACCCTCGTAGAACCTACCTGTTCTGGTGTTTATTTGACCGGATAGGGCGTTTTGAGCCGCTGCCTCTTCCTTGGTCGCTGGTCTGAATGAATCACCCGTTGGAACAGCCTCCACATAATTGGATATTCCTGCTTCGGGTGGGGGAACTTGCGCTTGATTTGCGGGGGCTTCGTTAGGATTGAAAATATCCATTATTCCTTGTATAGCCCTACCCAGAACCCCGGGTTCCGAGGTTGGTTTTTTCATTCCTACTGCATCTGAGATAGCTTTAGTTTTACCATCAAGAACCTGAACGTCATAAATTCTTTGGGCGGCAAGCTTGTTGTATTCCTCTTTATTGTCAGCAAAGAAATCTAATACGTTGGGGTCTGCTGGGCCAGTTCCTGCTACGAGATGCTCCCTACCCTCTGGATACAGATCACTCTTTATCATTAGCCTTGTTCCGGCTGGGTATGCCTTGGTAGCAATCGTTGGGGTCTTGCTACTTGGGCCAGCATATCTAATCCCGCCAGATCCCACGTTTTCATCCCCACCCATCTTCTTGAATTGCCCCGATCTCTGTTCGGCTGCTGTGGTTGGGTCAATGGTGCTTCTCCCGAAGGCTGTTGACCTATACCGGGTTGATGCTTGTCCCCTAGTCGTGAATGGCGTAAACTCCCCAGTTTTTAGGTCACCGAATCCCTCCACTACCTTACCGTTAACTACCCCAGTCGTTGGGGTTCTGCCAGCAGCTTCCATTTGGGCTTTGGCTTGTGTAGCCTGAGCGTTGGCTTGTGCAATCTGAGCTTCAATCAGTTTGTTTTTCATCCCCTCAGTGCCATATTGAGCAAACATATTGAGAGATCCCGCCACCTGTTCGGCAAGTGCCGATTTATCTAGGTTTGATATTGAAGGGTCAGATAATTGGGACTTCATGTTTTCAATTTCTGGCGCAAAGTCAGCATATATACCCTTGGCGTTATCCAACAATGAGATTGTCGCCTTGATTTTGGATGAGATTTCCTTATCCTTCTTGGCTAGGTCTTTATATTCTGCAATGAAGCCCGACACCATATCAGGTATCTGCGCCCCCACTGCCCCTGCCGCCTGTGCCGCACCAGAGTAATCCGGTGTCTGATACCCAGATACTGGGATTTGTCCTGCCATTAGTGCCATAATTTTAGTAAGTTGCTTTTGGAATACCCATACCAAGCATATTGCCAAGTCCCATGCCTGCCGACACCCCGAGACCGCTGAGTCCGGTCATGCCAGCAGCACCGCCAGCCAGTCCGGTCAGGCCGAGACCAGCAGATAGACCCCCAGTGAATGGGACTGCCGCCATGCCGATGAGTTTGCCAATCATGGCGTTGCGGGAGGCTTTAGCCTGCATATCAGCTTGGTATTGAGCCATGTTCCGCGCATCCACCGCGCCTGCTCGCTCACGGGCGAGGTTGAGCGGGAGGTTGTAGTCAAGATCGGCTCCAAGCTCCTGACCGAGACCGAGCGCGGACTGGGCGTTAGCTGCGCCAGTGGAGTAGGATGCTGGGGTAGATCCCAGTATACCGAGTCCGGGCTGGCTGTAGAAGCCACTAGCCAAGTTGTAGCTGTTCTGCCTAGCCTGTGCCGCCTCCGCTCGCTTGCTGGCGAGAACGTCCTCCCTGCCCATGACCTCGGAGGCGATGGCCGCATTCCCACCAAGCCGCCCGGATGCCTGTGCCGCCTCCCGGGCCGTCTGCTGATACATCCGCTGCTCCTGTGGCGTTACGCCCATCGAGGATGCTGTAGCCCTCTCAGCCTCCTGCGCCGAGGCGCGAACTGCTGCCGCCTGTTCTGGGGACAGCGATTCCATCAGCCCACGCATGAGGGGAGCCTGTTCACCCATAATGCCAAGCTCTTGGGCGCGGAGGTCACCGATGGACTGTGCCGCCTCCATGCCGCCAGCGCGTTGCAAGTCGCTCAGGCTACCGAGTGTCCGTTCACCAAAACCAAAAGCCTGATCAATGAACTGGGGGCTGTATTTATCCTCCATGCCGAGGAAGGCAGGTAGGGCTTGGTTGTAGTAATCCGACACCCCCTTGATTTGCCCACCAGTAAGGCTAAAAATATCCGTAGGCGGTGGTAGTTTTTTTGCTTTACCGTTAAGTAGTGATCCCATGTTATTTTATTCTGTTAAAAGCTTTATTGTAATCCCAGACCCTTACGGATGAACTGCCTTTGAATTGACGCTGAAATACAAGGAAGTCAAATTCACCCACAAACTGCTTGAGCAGGAAGGGCATCCTTCCGGCACAATAGGTGACAAATAGCGAATCAGCATGGTCTTTGGTGACTGATTCCGTTGGTTCTATGGAGTTTGTGAAAAACCCAATGGCAAAGCACTCTGGACGGCATAAAACGAAACCGTTACATAGATGCCATCCGATGAGGTGTTGGAAGTCGATGTTGTTTGATTCATAAAGGGTAAGCGCGGTTGCTAAGTGGGGGTTCATTTAGTAAATGACCATAACAGAAAAAGAACAATCAGAAATATTAATTGGGTTTCCTGTTCTTACTGTGAATGACTTTGATGTATTTATTTGCACGTCAACACTATTATCTTCACTTCCGGTATGCGTTGTTGCCGTAATAATTGGATCAGAAGAAGGAGTGTTAGTTAAAACTAAACTATAAGTTCCAGTTCCAGTTCTGGAAATTGTTGCAAATCCAACATTTCTTGTTGCAGTTCCATTTGATGCAACCCTAGCAAATGCTCTAGTTCCATAAATAGGGTCAGAACCAGTTTGTGCGCCATTAAGTTTAGCAGGAGTAATTGAAGCATCTGCAATCTTTGCCGTAGTCACGTTAGCATCAAGAATCTTTGCAGTTGTCACGTTAGCATCAAGAATCTTTGCAGTTGTCACGTTTGAGTCCGCAATCTTTGCAGTAGTAACATTGGCATCAAGTATCTTTGTCGTAGTCACCGCATCTGACGCAATCGCATTTGCTGTAACAGCATCAACCCCCATCTCATTTGATGTAATACCGCTTGTTGCCACCTTCATTTTGCCAGCAACTAGCGCAAGCGTGCTTCCAGAAAGCGCATCACTTGTAAATAGCGTTTGATCGATGATGTTATTCATCGCCGTGCTAGTAATCACATCGTTAGTTGCGAATGTATTGGTTGTTTCTACGACTCCGGGCATATTAGCTTTGGGAAATGATTTGTCTGTTCGTCACTGACCCAGCGACCTTGATTGAGGTGACCTTGGGTGATCCGATTGTTCGTGTCAAGGTGAGGCTCCCGACATATCCTCTGATACCACCCAGCCGGAACCGAATGTTCCCGGTCTCGTCCTCGGGCGATGAGCCAGTGCCTAGGACTGTGCCGCCGAGGAAGGTGGTTGTGGAGCCGATTGGCTGGGTGTTGTCGGGATCTTCCGCCGCGAATGATATTTGATACTCACCAAGACCACCGCCAACGCACTGCATAGTTACCTGTCCATCTGTGAACCGCTTGCGTTCAAGACTTCCTATGTCGTATCCCCTAGTGGTGAGGGAGGAGTTGATTAGGACGCTTCTCTTAGCCCCTACCGAGACGAGGATGTCATTGGAACTCTCTGCTGCCTCCAATTCGTGCAAACCACCCAGCGATGTTACAGCGTAAATGCTATTCCTCTCTGCGGCACTGCCGATAATTAGGTTCTTGATGACAAAGTCACTAGCTCCGAATGTGTCGATTGACTCCCAAGCCTTGTTCAAGAAGTTGTATACGAGGATCGTGTTGTTGCCAACGGCGTTATTCGCACCAGCAATAGTGTCGAGGGCTACCGCGAGGTAGTATCGGTTGTTGAATAGCACTCCGACAGCCTCGGCAGCTAGGTTCTTGTTAATCCGGTCGATGTATGGCTGGATGTCCTTGGAGACAGGCTCATCCGCACCGCGGAGGTTGTAATCATTCAGGAACTCAACAGCGTATACCCCGTCATCCGACAGGAACATCATCGCGTTACCCTTCATGACAACGCTCTTCCTCGCCAAGCAGCCGACCTCGGTGGTTAGCTGTGTGACCTTAGTATCGTTTAACGATCCACCAGTGCCATTAATGATGTGCAGGCTGTTACGATTCAAGACAACTAGATTGTCATCGTAGAAGCCTTGCATCCCCACAAGGTAATCGGTAGTCCCACCCGTAATACGGAACTGGTTGGCTATCTGGTCAAACGTATGGCTGTCCAAAATGTCCGAAGCAGCTATCTCATCGGTAATTTTCCTATTCGTGTAGGTTGGCGAGCTAAACGTGCCAGCAGGAGCGTAGTAAAATGGAACCCACAACCTGCGCTGGAAGTAAACTCCCCAAGGTGGGGCTGGCTGATGGATAAAACCACCGCCCACGCTAAACCTACCTCCGAACTCAATTTGCTGAGAACCAGGAATGCTTGCTAAATTAGCTACCGGAGCAATAAACGAAATGTTTGTGGTCGTAGCACTCAATACTTCAAATGACTGACCAGAAATAGAACTAAATGTCGGGATGTTTGTTTCATACACGACAATCGTGTCACCTTTCACAATAGTCGTATTGCCGCTAACTGTAAGGCTTACAACTCCGCTTGTTACTGTTCCAGTAGTGGACACAAACACCTGTGGCTGGGTGAAAGCTCCCCCAGGAACAAGTGTAAAGTCTGCCTTCAACAC